GGATTCTCGCAGCAAGTTCAGTCTTTCGATTCATTAACCATGCTGAACCATTGAGATACTGTGAAGGTAGTTGGTACTCGCATTTCAACAGGTCATCTATCAATACGGTGTCATCAGTCGTCCATGAGATTCCATAGGTATCTGAATCAGCAACTCCGCATCCTGTAGTCAACCCCGTACGTAGAGTGGTATCTACTGCAATTCCAACTGGCTGTGAATAGGTATGTCCTGTACCAATTACAAAAGCTGCTTCCTCTGCGTTAGCCTTGGCTACTGCGAAACTGTCAGCGATTATCGCTTGAAGATTAGCATCGGTATCCATCAGCTCATCTTCACCAATCTTTGATAGTCCGTACAAATCTTCAGCGTAGATATAATCGGTAGCTGGTACTAAGTTCGATTCAGTAATATCAGTACCAGTCTCAAGCTTACCCCATCCCATTGAGACTTCGGTTAGTGTACGTTTGCGGAGTTTGTCCCTTGATGTGGTAACAGATGCAACCATTTGGCGGATTACATTGTACTGAGGGACCGCCCTGATTATCTCAGACTCAATCTCTTCAGGTACTGCGTATAGCCCTGTGGTATCCTCTACCAGCGCTTTCCGCTCTTCAGGTTCTAAGCCTTTTCTACCAACACGAAGAAACTTGAAGAAAGCTGCTTTCTTGGCTTTTGATTCTTCAGTTGCATTCTCGCTTCCCGGTACTTCCAACTTTGACCTTTCATATTTAGCCCCAAGGTCATCGAGAGTTTTCTTTGTCTCATCGATAGCGGCACTCATTTTGCCTATGGTTTCTTTGTCCTCTGCTCTGGCTTCGGTGATAGTTTTAGATTCAGCCAGCACCTCATTGGTCTTGGATTTCATTTCCTCCCAGGTACTTGCAATTTGTTCTGATAGTTCTTTTAGTTCTGGCATCTTAATTGACCTCCATGTTTTTAATAAATTCCTCTATTCGTGCTGACGCTGCCTTGTAATCAAACCCCCCAATCTCTGCGTTAATCTTCCCTACTAATACTTCCATTTCTGCGGCTTCTTTAAGTTCCTTTGATGGTAGAGTGTCTAACGACGGCTCTTCATCTTCAGTCGGTTCAAGAAGTGCTTGCAAAGCTTTTAAGGCAGTCTCCACTCTCCCCTTATTAAATGGGGTTAGCACACGCCCTGATTTTAATATCATGTCCAGTTCTGATTTTATACCTACAATGGTCGCCTCTGGATTAGCGGCAAAGGTCACAGGCGATACATCCCATAATCTAACTTCTTTGAGATGTCGTATCGTGGTCTTTCCCAGCTCTTCAAACTTCTCCGATATGGTGTCATAACCAATACTCATTTCATTGATGACATCATCCTTCATTAGAGACATCACTTCCTTGGCACGTTGTACTCCAAGGGAAAGCTTGCCTTCTACCAGTAATCCCTTCTCGTCTTCAACCATCTTAATTGGCTTTCCTATCGGTTCATAGACATTATGATTCCAAAGAATCTTGACTCTCTTCCCGCCTTCCTTCAGAGTTTTTCTGAAAGCCCCAGGGTCGATGATATCTCCATATGAGTCAGCATTCTTTGAGAAGGTGGCGGCATACCCTGTAAACAGCCCCGAATCTTCATCTATATCTTTCACCTCAAAAGCAAATGTCTTATTTTCCATGTCTACCTCCATTTAATCCTTAAATGAATAAACTCTATGTTTATCATTTAAACTTGTAATATCAATCTCTTTCGGTACAAGCTTATATTCCTTAAATACTATATCGGCACCAACCATCATTGTAACTTTAGCAGTTACTATTTCCCCTGCTTGTGCATGAATATCAATACACTGCGTTAATGACGGGTCTAATCCTAAAGCCTTCGAAATCTCTGCTCCTGTGCCAAAATCAATTTTCATATCTCCTCCGTTTAGTTATATGTAAAGATTATCGGATAATCCAGCTCAATAGTTTCCCCTAAATATTCAATGTGAGTTACTGTTATTTCCATATTCTTCTCCTTTTACTTCGTGAACTGTAATACACATCTGCATTGGATAGCTTCAGCAGGGTCATCGCATAGCCCAGGCTCGGTACACCCATTACTAAACGTACCGTCAATATCAACGACTTGCCCATCCATAGCTGCATGAGAATCACGCACTCTGTCATCTCTACTGGAAAGCCATCTCTTCTTTTTTCTACCTTCCTGTTTAGCGGCTTGTTTCTGCCCGAAAGAGGAAGCCTGAGTAGTCTCAGTCCGTGCTACCCTCTGTGACATGAACGATGTTCTATCCTTATAGAATGAACGGATTGACTGAGATATCTGGGCATTGGTCAATTCATTATCAATACCTAACTTAATTAACTTTGCCATCTCTGCTTTCTGTGTGTCCAAGATTGTAACTACATTCTCTGCTGCGTGTTTCTTTACCCATGCCCTGATAGCGGCTGTGTATAAATCAAATGCTTTGAGATGATTGCCGAAATCCTCAATGATAGTGAAATCAACGGCAGTCATAGTCTTCACCCATTTATCAGATTGTTTATCTATGGCTGCGATGACATTCTTCTTAATATCTCCCTTTACTGAAGCGGCTGCAACCTTGCCTATCTCTTCATACATCGGAGCAAACTTGTCGGTTAGTAACGCCCAATAAGATTGCCTCCGTGAATCTATTCGTTTCCATTCCTGGGTTTTGTATTCCTCGGAGTCGGGGTCTATTGTAGAAAGGCTCTTTTGCCCTGTTTCTTCATCATCAGGAGACGGTGATTCAATAGAACTACCTACAGGTGCAACGCTGAAGGGTAAGTATCCAACTTCCCAACCGGGAAACTCTTCAAATCCTAATTCAAGCTTATTGTTAATCTGCTCAAACGGTAAGCCCATAGCCCACAAATCTTTAGCTTGTACTATCTTCAATCCCATGTCAGCTCTGAGAGCTGGGACGTTAGAGACATCATAGGTTATTACTTCACCGTTCCCATATAATGGGGCAACTTTTAAATTAAGCGTAGCCTTCACATCATCGAGAAGAGGAAGCGCAACATCTTCATACAACGCCTTCCTCGCTTCCTGCACGTTATTATAAGTAGAGTTTGCCTTATCTCCTATCCACCAAGGATCAACCCCTATTGCCGCTGCTATTTGCCGCATAAGCTGTGCTTGTGAATTGGTATAGTCCATTTCAACAGCAGTCTGGCTTGCTTCAATCCATTGCATCTTTCTAGGGTATAGCCAAGGCTCACGTTTGTTAGTTTTATTTAAATACTGGCTTTTGAACTTCCTCTTAAAATCATCGAACTGTTCAGGAGTCATAGGCTCATCAGGGAACAGATGACCTGATGGCATCCCCCTGTTCTGCATGGATACCTTCTGTGTGTCCAACGCTTCGTTATAAGTGTCGATTACTCTACCACCAGGCTGTATCGCTCCCATGCCTACAAATAGATTGCCAGGGTCGAGTTGTTTGAAATGTAAAATAGCCTCCCTCTCAAGGGTAACCTTCACTCCGTTTATATTATATTGATAGCCTTTTATCCAGTCCTCTCTGTTACTGGCTGGAATAGGTGATACTAAATCAGGCATCTCAATCCAAAACTCATAAGGGACTTTCCCCCTATAAAGAGGTCTAAGGTAAGCATTGCCATTTAATATCAGATGAGCGATTATGAACTCCATATTATCCTGTCCTGAAAATTCAGGATTAGGATTTGACCATGCCTTGGTAAACGGATGCCCTTCTATCTCCTCCCCATTCTTATCTAACACCATCCAAGGTATGCCAGATGCCGCTTGTACTATCGTCCTGATGGCACGATATACAGGGATAGCCATCTTGTATCCTTCACGGATAGCCTTACGATTTGTAATATCTGTGTAGACTGGCTGCCCCGGACGAGACAGCATCGAGTAAGTATCACTGAATACTCTCATCATCAGCGGAGTGACAGCGGACTTTTTACTTATCTTGCTTCTAATTTTTTCAAACATAAGCGCTTATCCTACATCCATATATTTGTTATATCTCGTTAATTGGTTGTACGACCCACTGGCAGCATCTACCTGGTCATCATGCAGCCCCCCGGGGAAGGCTTCAGCTTCGTCCAAGAATTCTGTTATCCATGTACCTCTTATAAGTTTTACGTTCCCCGCTTCAGCCTGTGAACTCAAAGGATTAGCCCTCTCCTCTTTGCTACCAGTTGACCTGATACCCTTGAAATCCCATCCCATTAGTACGTGTCGAGTGTAATGGTCTATCGTGTTGACTCCAGAACTGCCAGGCTCTTGTTCCATCCTTACGGATACTTCCCTGCCGTCCAGCTCTGCTGTCTGTCTTACTAATCTTTCATTGGTCTGTGGTGTCCCCCTGATACGTTTCATATCAATGATATACAGGTTCTTATCAAGAGATAATCCCATCAAACATCCTGCTGTATAGTCTGGTTCTTTACCCTTCTTTGGTTCGGTCGCTGCCATATCCCAGAACCTGACCTTCTGACATCCTACAGGGAGAGAATCGACAATCTGAAACCACTCTCTATTGAACTTGCCGCCCTCTTGATATGCCGACCAGTCGCCGTTTAATAACCTTTGCCTGGTAACAGGGTCAAGATTATTCAGACTTTTAATATAAGATGCCTGGTCAAGATACGGGTTATCACCCAAGGTAGCTGGAATGAAAGGTCGATTCTTCTCCAATCCCTCAGTTATAAATCTCTGTTTAACCCATTCATGCCCGATACTACCGGGGTTAGATGCTCCTCTTATTCTGATGGGAACATTCGATGTCTGTAACCTACGAGTCCTGGAGTGCATATATCTATACTGGTATTCGCTGAACTGAGTAAGTTCATCAAATCCTATATATTGAAACGCTGCTGACTGGTACTGCTCAACATCCCTGTCATGCTCCAAGTATCCGTAAACTATCTTCGCCCCACTGGGGAATATATATGTGCTTGTTTCTGAACTCCACTTAGCTGCTCCAACGAACCATTGCCTTGACCTATCTAATAAGGCTTCGGGGAGAGTGAGTGCTTTATATGTCCTTCGTAAAATAAGAGCGGCGTATCCTGGTACATCTACATATTGCAATGCTGCCATGAGTAAAGCATCGCTTTTACCGCCACCAGCAGCTCCTCCGTAAAATCCTTCCTCAGTTTTCAGACTCAGGAACAGCAGTTGCTTGAATGACGGCTTGTGTGGGCAGTAGAGCGGCATCCTCACTGTGGCCATTGCCGCCAAGTATGGTTGAATCAAGTCCAAGTTTGATTGCTTCGATGATTGCATCTGAGACTTCTTTAGTGTTAAAGTTGACAACTTTGACTCCTATCTCCTGTTGTATATTCTGGTTAAACGTACCTTCTATATCCTGTACGTCCTTCATGCCCAGCCAGTTCTTGGCTAGAAATATAGCCATCGCAGGGGACTTCTCCGATAGTTTGAACATATTACGGCGAAGGCTAATCAATCCTCCTACTCTATGTCTTGCGAAATACTCAGGGAATGAAATACTAAACTTCTCCCTGATTCTCAGAACTATAGTATCAATAGAGCAATGAAACCACTGTGCTATCTCCTGTTCTGAGCATTGCATATAACAAAGCCTTTCAAGCTCTTTGAAATCTATATCAATCTTCTTTCTGTGTCCTCTATTGCTTGTACGATTAGCCATTTATTGCCTTCTTGCCTGTAAAATCTTCCCAACGCTTTATAATCACATCACAGTAATGCTCGTCTATCTCCATCATATAGCACTTCCTGTCTAGCTTCTCACAGGCTATTAGTGTTGAGCCGGAGCCTCCGAATGGGTCAAGGATAATATCATCCTTGCTTGTATATTCTTGGATTATATCTGTCAGTA